CTGTTACTTCCACTTTGGTTGTTGGGTCAATTCATCTTTTAGCAAACTCATAGTATTTACTACTAATGTGAGTCTTGTTAGAAGAGATCTTGACCCCCAAAGCATCCATTAACTTTTTATACTTCTTTGCAACATTATCATTATTGATAACTATATCATCACCCAACATGATGTACCCATTAAATTTTGGGATATTACATCTTTGGGCTGCTATATTTACAATAATATGATGGCAAAGAGTAAAAATTGGTCATGAACTTTGGGCTCCCATGGGTTGACCGCAATTATAATTAATTCCGTTCGGAAATAATTTTTGTGTGTCAGCATCAGGAGCTTTAAAAGGTTCACTAGTTAATATTTTCTTTCAGGATTCAGCTTTCTTCGGATTTAAAATTCTGGAAAGAACTCTTTCTTGAAATTGAATAGGAAAACGATCAGTAGCGGATGATAAATCCAGAGAATGAAATTTCTGGCTTAAATCAAGATTAGTGTGAGAAAAGTAAGGATCTTGTGTATAAGTTCTATCAGACTTAATTGTCTTAAGAATATTGAATATGTGGTCACTTAATGGTTTTAAAACCATTTGTGACCCATAATCAAATATACCAATTACCCTTTCTTTACACTCAGGATCGTGAACTATAGACAATTTTCTTACAAATTGACTGTTGTTTCCGACCACTTTGGTTGTTGTACTTTTATATAAAGTTAAACAACCCATTAATCAATTCCACTGCTGTTTAGTTGAAAACCCGTAAAAACTTTCTCATAGCGTTTTGCTATAATTTTTAATAGTATTACCTCATGTTAAAGTTTGCGGTCCGTTTGGTCCCGCTTTTGTAATTAACTTTACATTAGCTTTAGATCAATCTAAATTAACGTTTTCCTCAATTTTTAAGAAATCAAGAGCTCTTTTTAATTCAATGTTAGTAACATTGTCTTTTCCAGATCACGTATCAGTTATGGTACTTAAATCGATGGCAAGTTTTTCACCTTTCTTAGGTTTAAAGCATTTTGACACATTAAGGATTGTCATGGCAAATTTCTTGTCATAGACTGATCCGGTCAATAATGGCTTTAATTCTTTGAATAATGTGGGAAAACCATCCTTGTCTAAGGAGATTTTGTGCTCTGAAACTTTAATAGGTTCACCACACATTCACCTTGTGACATGTAGCCTACAGGCTTTAACATGCTTGATGGCAAAGAGAGTTCCGTTGTACTTCTGTAAATGTTGCAATTTCTTAACAACATTTGCTAGTGCAGAAAGATTATGTAAGGGGAATATTGTTTTCAACAATGTTTCAATTACAATGTAATTAGTGTTTTTCATGTTAAAATCAAAATGGCTTGCTTACAACCTTAGGTCTGTAATATGTAAACCATTACGGTTCATACTAAAGGTGGTGTATTAGCTTTGGTTGGCTAATACAAGATTACCAGACCGATAATCTTTTAGGTGGTGCAATGTTATTGCAGGCTTCACCGAAGCCGGTT